TTAATCGATGAGAAGACAATCACTGATCATAACATTATTTCCGTCAAAGAATACTAACACCTTGCCATTTTTTCCTGTACATCTTCCGATAGCTTTAACCGTATCACCAGGTTTTAAATTTGCAACGCTCTCCGTTTGCGATGTATCAAAGTTTAACTGCACATTTGCAAAATATGTCCCAGATTTAAGAAGTACACATAAATTCTTATCGTTATTAGTTTTATCAATTCCGTTTACTGTTCCAGAAATAATTACAGTTGTACCAGTATACTTTTCATCAGCATTCACAACATTGGTTTCGTATTCATTCATTAACTCTTTTGCTGTAATATGTACAAACTTTCCAAATTGTTCCTGTAAATAACTATTCATATTTTGCGCTACGCTTGTATTTGGATATGTTTCAACCACTGTGTTACATATTTCCATTGCTTCTTGGTAGTCGTTTTCAGCAAAGCAGTTATTTGCTTTTTCTATTTCTAATACTGCTTTTTCTTCATCTGTCATTTCAATGTTTTGAACATTTGTTGCATTATTATTAGAATCCGTTTGAAAACTTATTAAACATGCAAGAAAGATAATAAAACAAACACATAAAGTTGATATAGCAACTATTTTACCCACTTGGTTTGACATAGCAACCGTTGGATTTTTCTTAACATCAGTGCTTAAAAGCTGATTATCTGCTGAATAAAAATCTAATCTATCTTTTGCAATATTTAGCTTTGCAATTAAATTTATTACTTCAGAATCTCCGTCAATATTTAATTCTATCATTGTTTTCTTCTTCCAACCCCAATATATACTTAATGTATGTATTCCTTGTTCAGCCCAAAATTCAACAGTTTTTCCGTTTGCAACTTTTCCAACACACATACCATCTAACTCAATTTTACACTTAGCTGCACACCCTATTACACAGGGTAATCTCTTTATACTTATCTTTGTTTTTTCCATTTTTCATTCTCCTTTGTTTATATTTTGAACAACTTTCGACATTTTTTAACTTATATCAAAACCGGCTGAAATTTTTGTCCCTTGTATATCAAACATTATAAAGACTGTATAGTTTAGATGCCACCTATAAAAGGCTTCTCCTTGAGGAGAGGCTCCGCCGTAGGCGGTGGTGAGGTGTAGATTGCGAAAGCAATCGTTACTCTTTTCCACCTCATCCGAGTTGCTTCGCAACCCACCTTCCCCTCAAGGGGAAGGCTCTATTGGTTTCGACATCTTTCGACACTCTTACTATGATTTTGTCAAGTTAGGACAAAAAATTTTGTTTTTCTCAAAGGCTTCCCCTTAAGGGGAAGCTGTCACGAAGTGACTGATGAGGTCTTAATATTATTCAAGATATCTTGACAAACACTTTCAAATCTTTGATTAACATCCAAATTTGAATATCTTAATACTCTGATACCTAAAGCGTTCAAAAACGCATCCCTTTTAGCATCGGTCTCTACGCCTCTATCTTCAAAATGTTGCGAACCATCAAGTTCAATCACAATTTTCGATGTCGCAATATAAAAGTCAACAATGTAATTCCCAATCACCTTTTGTCTATTTACAGTTATGGGTAATGATTTCAGAAAATCATACCAAAGATGTCTTTCTTCTTTAGTCATATTCTTTCTTAAAGCTTTTGCATTACCTGTTAATTTCGAATTCCTTGTATTATTCATTTCCACCACATCCACCGCAAGCGGTCCCCCTTCCCCTCAAGGGGAAGGCTTTTTGTCCCTTGTATATCTAAGTTTAGAATTAGTGATTAATTCAGAAATCACCATTATTTTAATTTTGCTTTGCTGTGGTTATGGATGCAATCAACTTTCGTCTGAGAATACCACAATCATTTTTAAGTTTCCTGTAGATATCTTCACTGATTTTTTGTTTTCTGTATATCAATTCAAGCCAGTAGTCTGTTTCCAAACATTCTTTTAATGCTATCTCAAGCTTATGTATGAAACCGGGGCTACTGTGCGCATATTTTGCTTCGTGTATATTCGCACCGATTGAAAATGAAGACCGCAAAAGCTGATTGTTGTTCTGCCCCTTATTTTCTCCTTTGTCGATATGTAGTCTTGGTCTACTCGATATGATATGAATTCATATCGACGATTTCAAGCTTTGCTTGAAATCATTATACCATGAATTGTTCAATCTCTCAACGGCTTTTTAGGTCTGAAAAGGCCGCATTTTTCAGCTTTTCAGGGCGGTCAAACCACCATCAACCCAAGTCATTAGTAACAAAGAGATAACACAATTCACACCCTCTGAAGGTTATCTTTGTGAACGGCGGCGGTCACGGTTTTACCCTGACCAATCACCACACGATCCCCATTCACCTGAATAACATCATAGGTGGAATAGTAGGTTTTGAAGGTGCCGCCCGTGTAGGTCTTGGCCTTCAGAACCTTCACCTTGTCACCCTTCTGAATAGGGGTATCAGCCACGGCGGAAACATCAGCCGCATCAACCCAACCATACACCGTGGAACCCTTACCGGAAATGGCAACACAATGATAGGGGTGGGCCTTGCCGGGGGCAACAGCGGTGATCTTGGCCTTGCCAGCTTTACAGGTCTTGGCCGTGGCGGTCTTATAGGCTGAAGTATAATGCTTATTGCCGGTGAAGTCAACTTCAGAACCCACCGCCAAATCTAATATAATGCCCGTGGCGGGGCTTTCGGCGCTTTCGGGGGTAGTTACCCCACCCGCATCAGAAACACCGCCAGAAAGCCTTATATTAACTTCTGCGGCAATCTCACCATGACGGTTATAAAGGTAATCGCCGGGGCAAGCCTTATTTGCAAACCAGCGGTGAACGGTCATGTTCTGCTGATCCACCTTGCCGATCAGGGATTTATCAGCCTTCCACAACAGCTTCTTGATACCATTGCGGCGGCAAATATCTTCCACCAAATCCACCAAGGCGGCATAGGCGGCATCCGTCACGGCGTAGGGGTGGGAAGTATCGCTTGCAACCTCAATGGTAATGGCCCGGTGGTCATTGGAACCGGAAGAACTGCACCAAGAACGATCCTTTTCTTCCACGGAAAGGCCAATGGAACCATCCTTACCCACAACATAGTTGGCGGAACACTCACGGTCAGTGGTTGCGAAATAATCACAACCCTGTTTCGCTGTCCACTGTCCAACGATACAGTGAATGGTGATGGTGTCAATGGCGTGATTGCGGGGGCTGGTCTTGTTCTTGGTAATGCGGGTATAGGTTACAAGGGGGGAATTACTCATTGATGAACTCCTTTCCAAGATCGTACACGGCGGATTCAATCATTGCATCCAACTTTTCAGAATCAACCTTGATATTGCGCTTTGTCAGCCATTCCACAACATAGGCTTTCTTTTCCTCACCACGGCCAGAACCGGTGTAAATCTGTTCAGCGGCAGAAACGGCGATTTCTACCCAAGCATAGATTTCCGCCTGTTGCTGGGCCGTGGTTTTGCTCTTGATGTAAGGAATGACAACAGCGGTGATCAGGGCCGCAATCAGGGCAAACAGGGCTTCAATGATAGGGGTAATGTCAAACATGGCTAAATCTCCTTTGCATCGTTATAGATTTCTGATCCGTATTGCTTCCGCAATTTGATCCGGTTTTCGGCTTTCGCCTTGGAATAATAAAAACCCGTTCCCACACCCAATTCCGCAAATACAGCGGGAATCAGATAGGCCAGCGGGGAAAGGTCTTTGGTTTCCCAAATCATGAAAAGCGTGAAGGCCGTCACCACAACGGTAACGGCCCCCACAGCAATCATGATCAGCTTGGAAAACTCTTTCTTTGGTTTCTTTTTAACACGGCTCATTCTTCAGGGGGTTCCGGTGGCAGTTCCAAGAATTTCTTGTGAAGATCGTCCATCACCCCGTTCACCCCCAATGAATGATATTGCTTCCAGCAATTTTCAAAATTATCCCTTGCGTAGATCGGCGCATAGCCTTTTTCAGAATACTTATTGAAATCACTGATCATTTGCGCTCTCAAAAGCGCCTGAATTCCAGCTTTCAAGGCTTTGGAATCCTCGGTGTTGCGCTTGATTTGGTTCCACAGGTACTTGAACACCGCCCCGATCAGGGCGGGAACCCCAAGCAAGCACAACCATTGATAAACCGTCATGGTCAGGCCCCCTTTCTTACACGCCAATCAGCTTGGCAATATAGCGCAAATCTTCAACCGGTGCATTATAGAAATCATGGTTCCAAATCCAATGATCATCATGTTCCGGGCGCTTGTACTTCTGACAAAGGGGATCTTCCCACACCTTGTTCCACCGGGCCTGATACCCGCCATCACGCTTTTCCAGCTTGGGGATGATCCGGTTCAGCAGATCACCACGAACCTGACCTTGACCATCATCATTTTGGGTGAAGAAGTCATGGGCGCTTTTGCTGGTAATGGCGCACAAGGGCAGATCATTCCACACAAGAAAACCGCCCTGATTTACCAAGGCGGTTCCATAAGGAATATTCACTTGGCCGCAAATGGCCTTGAATCTTGCCCTTTTACGGGCAATGTATTTGTTATTCGTCTGCATCGGTTACTTCCTCCCAACCATACACACCGGGTTCCCACACATTACCATCAACGGTGGAAGTCCAGTGCTTTTCATTGTGGCTGACCTTATCCCCCAAGGAATAAGCATCATGAGCGCCTACCGGTTGCGCCCAAGCAGGCCATTCTTCAGCGGGATCAGCGGTCAAACTCCACAGGCTGGAAGCGGTGTCCGGTGTCCAATCAGCTTGGGAAGTGTGATCCTGAACACAGGTGTAAAGCGCATTACCATAGCGGCGAATATTGCCGGTCTTATAGGCGATAGGATAAGCCCATTCCGCAAACAAATCAGCGTGTTCCGCCGCCGTTACGGTGTCAATACTCCCGGCTTCTGCCATGGTCACGAACATGATACTTCCGGTATCGTTGGCCTTGGTGATTTCCGCACCGGCATCAGTTTCTTCCAAACTGACAGTTTCCACACCCTCCAAGGGTTCCCGGCCAAGCAAGTGAAAAACGGTGCCATTAAAAGCAATGCCCGAAGCATCAGGCTCCGGGCAAAGCACATAGCAACCATTTTCGGCTTGCTTAATGTAATTCAGGTTTTCAGTCAGGCCAATACCGGCCCCGTCTTTGATGATTCTATACATTTTGCACCTCCGAAAAAGATAGCATGATACAAGCGCCGCAACCGCATCAACCGGCCATGATCATTGAAATTCCGGTAATATGCGCTTTGGCACTCCATAAATTGTTCTATGTCAAAGAAACTGCGTTTCCCTTCCAAAAACTCACGGTGGAACAGCTTCAGCTTTCGCCTTGCCCTTTTGATCCCATCCCGGTTCCCATTCATCTTGATTTTTCCGGTTTCCGTCAAGGTGAATTTGGCTTTACAGAACCGGAAGGGCTTTGTAAGGGGAATGATCTTACATTTCCGCTTATTCACCCGAATTCCAAGGGCTTCAAACCGCCTAACAATTTCATAGGCAAGTTTCTTCAGTTCTTCAACATCAGGAAGAATTACATAGTAATCATCCATATAGTGACCGGCGCAATGAACACCGGCCTGACATTTGATCCAGTTATCCACCTTACTTGGCAAGGCAACCATTTCCTGTTGTGAAGGTTCCACACCCAATGGCAAGCCCCGGCCCGGTGTCGGGCAAGGGGAATGATATACAATGGAATCAGCAAGATTTTGAAGTTCACTATTCAAAATCAATTCCCGGTGGCGTTGATACAACAGGGCGTGTGGGGCATTAGGGAAGAACCCTTTCAGATCCAACAGCAGAATGGCACCTTCCCGGCCATAGCGCCGATAGTGCCAATGAAGATGTTCCTTCAGGCGGCGGAAATGCCAGTGAAGCCCCTTTCCCCTTTGGCTTGCGCCGTTATCGTGGATCATGCTTGGATGATACAGGGGAATTAAAACTTCATTGGTCAAAACCTTGTGTATTTGGCGGTCAGTGATATGTGGGGCATCAATGGGCCGAACCTTCCCACGCTCACAAAGAATAAAATGGGTGCATTTCATAGGCTTCCATTGCTGATCCAACACGGTTCGCCGCCGTTTGGCTGTACCGGAAAACAGGTGGCCTTCAAAGTTTTGAACACTCTGTTTCCACCGTACCCCGTTACAACATTTCTTTCCGTAGAAAAACATCTTCCGGTAACTGAATACTTTGTTCATCGGCCCAAGTGCATCACACCGGGCCTGTTTCTTTGCTTGCCGCTTTGCTTTGCGGCGTTGGTATCGGGCTTCATGCCGTTCTTGGCTGGTCATAATAAAAAGTTTTCGCCTTTCGTACAGATAAATTGTAGGGTGCCTTCTAATCTGCTTTGCCCTGACACATGAAATGGGATTAGGCACATCCACCCACCATGCAAGAAGCGTCCGTGTAAGGGCATCAAAGGGCAGTTTTAGGGATTAAAACCCAAGGAAGTATTTCTCCTTTTACATCGGTCGTCTTTCACCTGAAAAGCCGTGGCTTACTGTTACTCCATGTGACCGTGTATATTTGTAAGATCCGGGGCGCAGGGCCAAAGAACGATTGGCATTGTTATTGTTGATTGTGCCATCCGTATTGACATTGCAGAAGTTATTGTTGTTGTTGTAATTAGGGGAACGCAAGGCCCAGCGAACCGCCCGAAGGCAGATTGACAGAAATACACCTAATAAATGATCAGTTCTTTTGTTTTGCGCTTACATTTTTGATTGCCCCTTTCAGTAATTCATTTTCTTTGTCGATCAGTTCACCTAAATTTTGGGCCATTTTATCTAACTTTTCAATGGCATCCTGTGACTTCACAGCATTACCCTTGGAAGTAGTGAAGGCCCCTTCAGGGTTTTGGTTCAGGATCAGATATACATGGGTCAACCTTACATCAAGCGCCATCAATGAAGCCCTTGCCTCAAGCAAATGGGCCTTTCTTAACTCTATGCGCTGGTTGTCTGAAGGAAAGATACTGTTTGCCTTTTCTGCATGATCTATCACTTCACCGGCCAGAACCGCAACCGGTTCAGCAATCAGGCGGGAATACCTTGCAGATAACCGGGTTAAGAAATTCAAGGTTTCAACATAAATCTGATTGGCCGTGTTAATGAACTCGGCCTTGCTTGTAGTTCTTTTCTGTTTCAGTACAGACATGATTTCACCCCTTTCCGGGCTTACCGAAAAAGTATAGCACAAAAAGGGCCTTTTGCCAATTTTCAAAATTTTTCGGGGTGCTTACGCACCCCTATTTTTTATTTGGGCTTGGCCCTCACAACCGCCGCCTTTCGGCGGCGGGATGGGGCCGGATTAGGTGCGGGATTAGGCGGCAAAGCCGGGGCGCAGGGCCAAAGAACGATAGGCATAGTAAGTGTCGAATGTGCCATCCGTATAGACAAAGCAGAAGTAATTGGTGTTGCTGTAATAAGGGGAACGCAAGGCCCAGCGAACCGCCGTGGACACGGCGGAATGATTATAGGCAACCTTACTATTACCGGCCTTGTAATAATCATACTGAAGCTGATAATTCTGTTCATAGCTATTTGCATAGGTTCTGGAACCGAATACCTCAAATTCAGCAAGATCAAACAGGTAATCCGTGGTAGCGGTGATATAGCTTGCCACATTACCACCACCGTTGGCCGTGTTATCCGTGTACTTGGTAACGGGTTGCATCACGGCCAGCAAATCAGAAGGAAGCGCCGCCATCAGGCTATTGGAAACCAAGCTGGAAGGCGTACCGCTGTTACCATACAGGGTTTTCCGCTTGGTGCAACTGCTCCAACCACCGCTATTGGTGTTGGAATCGTTCATGTGGAAATAACCCGCACCGCTTACATTGGTGTTGTAGCTGGAATCACACAAACCAACCGCCGTTCCGCTGATCTTACCAATCTGGAAATGAATCAGGTTACTACCTTCCTTGGAACTGTTATGGTTGAAGCCCAAAATGAACACATCAATAGCCAAATTGGAAATGGTAGTGTTTCCGATCTTACCATTGATCGTGATGTTCTTGGTATCACCAACATCCCAATAGTTATCACCCTGACCAGCGGCGGAAACCTCACGAATGGTGGCCCAATCGTTATCCGTCAAGGTGGAAGTGGGCAAGGTTACGGTGACGGAACAAGTCTTACTTGCCGGGGCCGTGTAGTTGGTGCCAGCGGCAACAGATACCGTGATGGTTGCCGTACCTTTGGCCTTACCGGTTACGGTGATCACATTACCGGAAACGCTGACCGTTGCCACGCTGGTATTATTGGAAACAGCAGAAACAACGCCATCACCGGAACGGGTGGCCGTAATGGTGCCGGTAAGGGAACCAACCTTCAAAGCCAAGCTGGATTTGTCCAAGGTCAGCGAACCCGCCGCCTTGCCAATCGTCCAAGCAACCGTTTTAGCGGCATCAGTGCCATCACTCCACTTGTAGTTTGCACCGGGGGTGAAGGTTGCGTTGTAGCTTCCCGCATTGGTGCCGCTGGTAGTGCCGCCCAAGGTCATTTTGGCGGAATCGTAATTACTCCAAGAAGGGCTTTGGGCCGATCCGTTGTAAGTAAGGGTTCCGCTTTGAACGGGAATGGTCATGGAAGCCTTGCCAATCGTCCATTCAACTTCCTTGGGGTCGGTGCTTCCATCACTCCATTCATAGTTTTCCAACGGCGTGAAGGTTGCCACATAGGTTCCCGCCGCCGTTGCGGAAGTTACACCGCCAATCACCATGGCGGCGGTGTTGTAGCTGTTCCAAGAAGGGCTTTGGGCTTGGCCGGTATAGGTCAAAGTACCCGCTTGGGTGGGAACCACATCAATTTTGAAAGCGATACTGGACACAGCTTCCAAGGCGGCATCAGCGGCCTTTTGTGCGTTTTCCGCCGCCGTGACACAGGTTCCAATCTGATTCAGAAGATACGGGTGGGCCGTTTCATCCTCATTATGGGTTTTCACCGCACTTGCGGCAGTGCCTTTGGCTTCATAATCCATGGCGGGAAGCTGTTCAGCGGGAACCTTGCCTTCCACCAAATCCGCCTTGGATTTCTGCCCATCCTTCAGGGTTTGGATTTCATCGGCGTTGGCTTTCATCCCCGCATCAATCAAATCCATGTTGCCGTTTTGAACTTCAACATCATAGAATTCAGAAGGAAGGGGTTTCACCAAGCCATAGTTTTCAGTTTTGTTTGCCATCAGTTAATTACCTCATTTCTCAAATGATCGTGGGTATAGGCGGCAAGCTGTTCATGGGTGAACAAGCCAACTTCAGCATGGGTGTTGTAAAGCTGGGAAAG